GGGCTTCCTTTTGGGCCGCAAAGCCCTTGGAAACCGCCGAGGGCAGCGCGGTGTAAGAGAACACCTCAATGCCATTAACCAATCCAACCGAGCCGGATTTCACCGCATCGCCTTGGATCTGGGCGTTGGCCACGATGTTGCTGTCGTTGAGCAGGCTGGCCTTGTTGTCCGGGGACACGATCGCGTAGCGGTCGTTCGACGGAACCTTGTTGTTGTCCAAGCTGTAGCCCAAGCTCACCACGCCGCGGTAGCTAAGAGCACCGGCGGACACGGAGAGGGTCGAGCTGTAAGCGGTGGTGACGAGGCCCAGGAGGCTGTCCACCATGCTCTTGCCCAACGCATAGGCCGCCGAGGAGGCGAACCGGTTGATCAGGTCGATCGAGGAGCTGTATTTCTCAGCGTCCGTGATCGCGTACGTGCTGTGGATCAGGTTGCTCAGGCTGATGGTGGCATCAGTCTGGGTGCGATCCTGGGCAACGTAGCCGGCCGTGGTGCTGTACGCACCGGCGGTGCCGACGGTCACGAGGTGGGTGGTGATGGTGTCGTTCATGCGGGCCGGAACATCCGAGAAGTCCGTAACCGCTTTGGTGAGGAAAGGCAGGGAATCCACCAGCGTGGTCAGTGCGCGTTGCGCAATGGCTTTGCCGTTGGACGTGCTGCCGAGTGTGTTAGCCATGGTGTTTTGTGTCTCCTGTTTGGGTTATCGTGCGAACTTGATTTGTTTAAAAATCTCCGCCGCACGACGGGGATTCTTTTCCGCATTGAACTGCGCCAGCAATTCAGCGCGAGAAAACGTTTTGGAAGTTTCAACTTCGAGGGGCTTGATTCCGCGGGATGCTTCAAGCTCGACCACTTTGGAGGCGATTTCAGCCTTGAGGGCTGCGGATTCGTTGACCACGGGCTCTTCGGACTTGATTTCCTCGGCCTTGGCTTCAACGGCTACGGGCTCCTGGGCAGCCTCTTCCTTGGCTTCTTCGACCACGGCGGCTTCGAGTTTGTTTTCCTCGACTTTGGCGGCCATGGGCTCCTCGACCACGTCTTCGGAGGCATCAGCGGCCAAGAGCGCCATGATGGCGTCCAGCTTGGCGTTGATGTCGGACAGGGTGGGTTCAGCCAATTTGACCGGCTCTGCCGCCGGGGCCGCCGGAGCTGCGGGCGCCGCTTCGACGGTCGCTTCTGATTTAAGTTCTTTGTTTTCGATCATTGGCTCAAGTGCTTTGTCAACCGTTTTGGCTGAATAAATGGATTTGTTCGCTGCGGCGCGGGTAACAAGGTCAACGGACCACAGGTCACGCACGTCAGCCAAGGCGGTTCCGTCCTCAGCAGTCCTAGGAATTCCAGAAAAGCTGATAGAAAAGCCAAGCTGGTCTGGCAGCTTTCCCAGAAGCTCGGCGTAGTATTCGGCCTGCGGGTGGTTTTGCAGCAGCTCCAAATCAGCGCGGACGCGAGGACCATCGATGCGAAAGTTTTGCAACATGCCAAGAATGGCCCCAACATCGTTGCTGTGATTTGCCAGCACCTTCACAGGTGCACTGGCGTTTCCAAGCTCTACAACCTGCTCCAGCGTGGTTTCGTCGATCACCATATCATGACCCAATGCGGGGCCGGCAGTGATGACTGAGATCCCCTTAAATTTCTTTTCGGCCATATCGGCCAAACCGCGTCAACTCGATTTCTTTTTGCGCGGCTTTTTGTCTTTTAGACCAAGACTTTTTGCAACCATCGTCAGCTCTTTGTCGCTGAAATTAAAATCAGGATCATCTTTCATGGTAAAGGCTTCGGTGGATGGCGCCTTGGGTTCATCAATTTTCACCTCGGCCTGCATGGTTGCGGTCTCCGTTTGGGCGCTCATTTGCGGTTGGGGCGCTTCGGTGGTGGGGATTGGAGTTTCGGCTGGAGGTTCAGACGGAGGCGTCTGGGCGGCCGGAGCCGGTTGATTTGGAATAAACTGAACTTCACCAACCGGAATGCCGGCGGCTTCGCATTTTTGCCTGATATAGACTTGTTCGGCAATTTTTTGGTCGATGGCATCCTGCCAATCCTCGCCACGGCTAGCGTAGATGTCGGCGTAAGTGGTAAGGCCAAGCTTCAGATCCTCACGGTCGGCCGCGCTGTCGCGCCCGGCGTCAATCGTGGTCTGCTTAGGTGTGTGGAAAGTAGCCTGCCACCAGCGATCCATTCCGCGTGGAGGCGTCAGATCGCCGCGCTTGATGGCCTTGGCAAGTGCCCACAGGCGCACGCGGGAAACGAGCTGCGTGATGATGGCTTGGCTGATCTCATCAAACCGACGCTGGGCTTGCGCCAGGATAAACCTCTGCGATGGTCCAGACAGATCGGCTTTCCAAAGGTATTCGTAAGGCAAGCCAAGCCCAGAAGCCACGGCTCGCAGAAACTGATCCATAAACTCGGTAAGGTTCGGGCTGGGGCGGTCGTCCCTAATTTCACGAATCTTGCGGCCGTTGGGCACGTTCCAGATTGCCCCGGAACCAAAGATTCTGTCGGTGGTGATCCCATCTGTGGTGGTGGTTTCAGGCCCAAAGAATCCAGCGCTCCCCTCGCCCTCCAAGGCCAAGCCGATGGAACTTGACCGCTTCACGCTAACCATCGTGTTGCTTAAAATCTCCTCGCGATCCTGAATTAGATTGAGGCATGTGACCAAGCGGGAAAGACTGCGCAGCTCGTCTGCCCGGTCACGCTCCGCCAGCACAATCAGATCGGGGGACTGAATTTCAGAAAACTTTTCCCCATCGCCAAGGTTGATGTAGTAGGAAAGCGGGCGGCCGGAGGAATTGACCCGCACGCCGTCGATGACCCGCTTTTCGCCTTGCAGATAGTCGGGCGTTTCGCAGCGGTGGGCTTCCACCATTTGCAGCATGGGCCATCCGTCGCCGTTGTCGGCCAAAAGAATGAAAACCTCGTTATCGCGCAGCATGGTGCGGGTTGCGACTTGTTGGAGCGTGTTGAAATCCAGCAATCCCCTGACGTCGCAAGCCAGCGACCATGTGGACAGCCATTCCTCGGTAGCGCGGTTCCAGCCCTCGTCGCTTGTTCTGGATTGCATCTTGATCCCGGGACCAATGGAATTGCGAACCATGCAGTCAATCGCCCCGCGCACCACCGGGCTGTTGTAGAACCAGTAACGGGCAAGCCCAAGAACCTGTTTGCGGCTTTGGTTGGTTACGTCGGTCCGTGTGTCCTGCGGCGTAACGTAGATGTGTTGGCGCTTTGTGTAATCCTGCGCACCAGCCCGAACGATACGGCCAAACCAGCTTCCCAAGCTCATGGATTGATGGGCGACATAACGCCAAAGTTGGGATAGCTGACCTGCCCCGTGGATTTGCTCAAGTAGTTTTCAAGCTCTGCGCTGGTCGTGAAATCCTTGACCCGCGTCCACAGCTCGTAGGCGGCTTGGGCAATGTTTCCGGGGTTCATGCCTGGTTGGAGCTGGTAGCTGAACGATTTGCCGGCCACGGATGCGCTGACCATCACCTTGCCGCCATTGTTGAAGGTGCTGTATTGATTTGCGGCGATGGCTTCAAGGGCAAGACGGGTCGCAACCGGATCTTTCGACGATTGAATCCAAAGGGAAAAAAGAAGCCCTCGCTCCACGACCCCCAAAGCGTGTCAATCATGCCGGCGCCAAGGCGGCTTCCGCCGCAATTACCCGACCATAAACCGCGAGCCCGGCCAGATAGGTTTCGCAATCGTACAAGTGGTCCTGACGGCTTTTTATGCGGATCCACTCATAAACGTCCTTGCCGGTTTTTCGATTGATCCGATGTGCCTTTCGGTGGCTTGCCATGTGCTCCCGGTAGTCCGGGCTGACGTCGTGCGCCACCTCCCACAGCGGCCCCTGCCCGCGCCGCAGCCATGCGAGCAAATCCTGACAGGCCGGCGAACTTAGAAGAAGCAGGCGGCAGCCGGCGTCGGTCGGCTGTTCGGAACTGTGGACGCTCTTGATTCGCACGCCCCCCTGCTCAATCAAATAGTGCGGACGCTCCTCGCCCTTGATCGCCATCCATCCATACCTAGCGGCGATACGGTAGGTATCTTGGGTTTCGTAGCCTGAATCGATGCAGGTGTGACGCGGTTTCACCCCAATGTCGTGCAATGTTTGCGCCACGTCCTCAATCGTCCGCCGGTGCCCCTCTTCAATCAGGCGGCTGGATCCATCGCGGGCAAAAGCCCGTACCACGAACCAGTAACCGTCGATCTGCCGATCGATCGCCGCCAGTTTGATGTGGTCGGTTTCCCACTCTTGCTTTTTGGCAAAGGCTCCGGGCGGGATGCTGTTGAGCTCATCGTCGTCGAATTGATCCTCCCAAGGCATAGCGCTCCACCCGTTCACGAATCCTTGCAAGCCGTGCAGGTAGTGCTTTTCAGTTAGGAACTTTCTGGCCGCGTCCGCAAACCCAAGCGTGCTTGAATACCATGACGGAAGCCGGAAGGACCTTCGCCCTGTCTCGGCGTTTGCGTTGGCCGCCACCCACCTGCCCTGCTCAATGGCCTTCCGCCTATGAATCTCAGTCCATTTGGCGTCGCATTTGGTGCAGTGATAGGCGGCCGTTTCCGTCACCCGCTTCATGTCCCACTTGCCGTCCTCCGACCTGGCTCCCTCATCCCATTTGATCTGCCCAAACTCCATGGCCTGAAATTCACCGCAAGCATGGCAGGGCACGTGGAATGTTTCCTGAGATCCCGCCTGATAGTTAATCCAGATGTCGCCGGTGTTCAGGGTTGGCGTGCTGGTCAGGACGTGCTTTCGCTGCGGAAAAGATTTGGTGCGCTCCAAGGCCAGGGAGTAGGCGGCCGCGTCCT